TAGAAAACACATATGAAACTAGGAATATTTTGATATGAGTCATAATTTTGCAAAAGGAAAATTTGTTCCAAAAAATCCTCAAAAATATATAGGAAATAAACCACCAATATACAGAAGTAGTTGGGAATTTTCATTTATGCATTATTGTGATAATAGTCCTGCCATTCAAAAATGGGCAAGTGAAGCAATATCCATTCCATATCGTAATCCATTGACTGGTAAAAATACAGTATATGTCCCAGATTTTTTCATCCAATATTTGGATAAGAATAATAAACTACAAATTGATCTCATTGAAATTAAACCTGCTAGCCAACAATTACTAGAAAAGGTTGGTAAAAGTAAAGTCAATCAAGCATTGTTTATTAAAAATCAAGCAAAATGGAAAGCAGCACAAATATGGTGTAAACAAAATGGTATTACATTTAGAGTATTAAATGAAAATGATTTGTTTCATAATGGAAAAGCTAAATAATGGCGTAGTTCGCGGCCAAAAAAGCATTCTGAAAAATCTAAAAAACTAATTAGTGATTATCAAAAAACACTATGTGCATCAATGACAATCGAAGAAATGAATAATAGAATGAAAAATTCATGTTCATCTCCCGAAAGCTGGACACAGGATCGGAGAGATAAGATTTCAAAAGCTAATACTGGTAAAACTCGAACAGAAGAACAAAGAAAAAAATGCGGGCATCTAAAAGGTAAACCTTGGCCAGAAGCAAGAAGACTTGCATATTTGAAAAAGAAGGAACAAAAATGACTCGAAAGCTAGAAGAGATACTAAATTTACCATCTAGTAAAGAAATTACTAAACAGGAAGAAAAGAAAAAACCAGTTAAAGCAGGGCCTATAAATTTTAGGAGTATGTCTGATTTTGATAAAATCTCAGCTGCATTACCACCCGTGACTGGCCTAGGTGATTTAAGTGACACCGAGTTTGATGAGTTAGCAGAAAAGGCAGCAAATGCATACGAAGATCTAATGGATCTTGGTATGAATGTTGAGGCAAGGTATTCAGCTAGATTATTTGAGGTGGCATCAACCATGCTTAAAAACGCCATTGATGCAAAATCCGCTAAGATTGATAAAAAACTTAAAATGATTGAACTCCAGCTTAAAAAACAGAAGTTGGATAATGACACCAGTAGTGAAGATAATGGGATCACAATTCAAGGTGATGGATTCATGGTTACAGATCGTAACTCTTTAATTGAAAAACTAAAGAACATGAAATGATTAAAAAAAGAATAAATATAAGATTGGGATTACATTATGACTAAAAAATCATTAAAAGAATATTTGCTAGAAAGCAAACAAAATTATGAATTTAAAATAAAGATTGCGGGTGACGTAGAAACTGGTGCATCAGCAAAAATAAAGACAGCGTTAGCAAGATTTGATGTTGACTCTTTATCGGATGCTAAAACTACACCAATACAAGAATCACAAGTTGATTTTCCAGATCACAGCAATATTGGAGTTACATTATATGATGTAAGTGTAAAATATCCAGTAACAAGTAACCAAATCCGTGACTTAGTTGCTGAAGCATTGAAAATTACACATAGCTGCGTCAAAGTTCGTAACTTAAAAGAACAAGAAGAAGAAGAAATCAATAATCAATATTGCCCGAATCACCCTTCAGGTGAAGCATTATTGACTAAAGATTATGAAAAATCTGACCATCAATCATTGGTGGGGGATAAACAAGTTATGTCTCTATTAAAAGAATTGAGCAAAACTAAAAAAACCGGTACACAGTATAAGGGTGTTAATGATCAATTATTAGCAAAATCAGTACCTTCTGAAAAATCGGTATCAAGCACTGGTAAAGTTGAAAATTCTATTAGTCCAATCGGATCAAAAAAGACAGTACTACCAGATCCATATAAAGGAAAATAATATGAACTTTTTAGATTTGTATAAAAAAATATCAAATATTGACAGTGGATTAAATGAAAACCAATTATTGGATGAATGTCCATGTCAAGATGCAGCAGAATCTGGTCATCCAAAGCAACAAGATTCAGTTAATATGAATGTAACCATTAATGGCCAAGGAGCCAATGGGATTCGCGATTTGATGGATATTTTAAGAAATATCAATGATGCTGCCGGTGATGAAGAACACGCTGTAGTTATTGGTGAACCAGATGAAGAACCAGCAGAACCAGAAATAACATTTGAACCTGACGAACCTGAAGAAGATGATTCGGCTAATGTATTATTTACTGATGATTATGAAAATTCAGTTCCAGGTGGATCGGATAAAATGACATATGCAATCGATGCGGTTATTGGAATGGGTGATGATTTACATGGTAAAGGAAAAGAAGCTGCAAAGCAAGCTGGCGGCGGTAATCCTTGGAATGTCAAAGAATCATTAGTTAATCAATTACGTGGTCACTATAAAGAAATTAAAGAAAGAAAGCTAAATGAAGCATTTAGTGGACACGATAGCGGTGATGTTATTCGTGGTATGAAACGTGATCATGACGAATGGTCTGCTGAAAAAAGTGCAGGTGAAGATGAGCCTGCTCGTAAGCAGTTTGATGAACGAATGTATTATTTTGTAACAAATAAAGAAAAATTCATTATGTCAAACGGTTACCCAAAAGTAGTAACTGGTGAAGAAAAAGCAAAACGATATGCACAGGCTATTAGAAAAAATGATCCTAATTATGAAAAGTATAGAAGCTTAATTTGGGGTACTAAAAATGCTCTTATTAACGATCTTCGAAACGGTAAATTGGATCCAACACATCTTGAAAAATTTTTAGGTCCAGTTGACGATAAAGCACCATATGTACCAGCGGCGAAACCAGCAGCGAAACCAGCCGCTCAAGCAGCAGCACCGGTAGCATCATCCGCACCATCCAATGCAGGTGGAAAGATTTATCATAAAGTTCCATTTAATCAAAAAGATGCGGCAAAGAGTGAAGGGATGAGATGGGATCCAGATGCTAAAAAATGGTATCACATGGATGCAGGACGATCAGCAAAATCACAATTTCCAAAAATTTGATAAAAAATAAAGCTAAAACAATAAAAAACGGGCCTTGGTCCGTTTTTTTATGTAAATAAGAATATGGCAAAATCAATCGAAGGTGCTTTAACTAAGAAAGCACACATAAAACAACAATGGACGGAATCTCAAATTCAGGATATGCTTGCGTGTATGGATCAAGAGAATGGATACTTGTACTTTGCAAGAAAATTCTTTTATATACAACATTCAGTTAAGGGTAAGCTATTATTCGAACCATTTGAGTACCAAGAAGGATTATTAAATAGTTATCATAATTATCGATTTAATATCAACATGCTACCTCGTCAAAGTGGAAAAGCATTAAGTCTAAATACACCCATTCCAACACCAAGTGGTTGGACAACTATGGGTGATATTCAAGTTGGTGATATTATATTAAGTAATATGGGAAACCCCACTACTGTTACGTTTGCTACTGAAATTATGTATAATCATACATGTTATGAAGTAGAATTCGATAATGGAGAATCTATTATTGCGGATGCAGAACACTTATGGAAAGTTAGTACAGCAAATTGGAGTAATAAATCAAAAATTCTTACTACTGATGAAATAAAAAAATATAAGGATATGCATTCATTAGAACAAGGATTATATATAGATATTACAGAACCTGTTCAATACGAGTATAAGTCATTGCCAATTCATCCATATATATTAGGATTGTGGCTTGGTGATGGATATTCTGGTGATGGTAGATACGTTCAATCAAATATAGATAATATAGAAATGATTCAATATATATCTGAATCTGGATATACAGTGTCTGAACCATCCGTAAATAGCAATAATAGTGAACGTAGAAACATTATCGGACTACGGACATTATTGAACGGAAACAATCTATTAAAAAATAAACATATACCAACTGATTATATGTTCTCATCAATTGATCAACGGCTAGAATTACTTCGTGGATTGATGGATACTGATGGAAGCTGTACAAAAAAAGGGAATTGTGAATTTTATCAAAAGAACTTTAAATTAATAGAACAAGTAAGGACAATATTATCATCACTTGGAATTAAGTCAAGATGTTCTTGTAAAATTATAAATGGTGTGAATTATTATACATTAAAATTTTCCACAACAAAATATATAGTGTTTAAGTTGAAAAGAAAAGCTGAAAGACAGTTATTGTGCAAAGGCCATGTAAAAAACACTAGATTATACATAAACAAAATCACTAAAACATCTTCAGTTCCAGTAAGATGCATCCAAGTTGATAATGATGAGCATATGTTTTTATGTGGTAAAACAATGATACCAACACATAATACAACTTGTGCTTCGGCATATTTGTTATGGTATGCAATGTTCCACCCAGATCAAACAATTCTTGTTGCAGCACATAAGTACACTGGTGCACAAGAAATTATGCAACGTATAAGATATGGATATGAGTTGTGTCCAGATTATCTACGAGCCGGGGTAACAAGTTATAATAAAGGTAGTATTGAGTTTGAAAATGGATCAAGAATAGTAAGTCAAACAACAACTGGCACTACCGGTAGGGGTATGTCTATTTCATTACTTTATTGTGACGAGTTTGCGTTCGTGCAACCAAATATTGCTAATGAATTTTGGACATCAATCTCCCCAACCCTTGCAACTGGTGGACGAGCTATTATTACTAGCACTCCTAACTCTGATGAAGACCAATTTGCTATTATTTGGAAAGAGAGTCAAGATGTGTTTGATGAATTCGGTGATGAAACCGGTAATAATTTAGGACGAAATGGATTCCATGGGTTTAAATCTGAGTGGTGGGATCATCCAGACCGTGATGAAAATTGGAAAAAAGAAGAACTTGGACGTATAGGTGAAGAACGTTTTCGCCGAGAATATAATTGTGAATTCTTGGTATATGACGAAACACTTATCAGCAGTCTTAAATTAGCTGAATTGGTTGGAAAAGAACCGATATTCAAAATGGGACAAGTTAGATGGTATAAAAAACCAACACCAAATCATTTGTATATGGTTGCGTTAGATCCTAGTTTGGGCACTGGTGGTGATTATGGTGCTATCCAAGTGTTTGAATTACCTTCGTTTACACAAATTGCAGAATGGCAGCATAATATTACTCCTATTCAAGGACAAGTAAAACTATTTCGTGACATATTACGATATATCCAAGATGAAATTGGAATGGAACATACTAATAATATCTATTGGTCAACCGAAAACAATACAGTTGGTGAAGCTGCTTTAATTGTTATAGCAGACCTTGGTGAAGAAACTTTTCCAGGGTTATTTCTAAGTGAACCAGTAAGAAAAGGTCATGTTAAAAAGTTTAGAAAGGGCTTTAACACAACCTTTAATAACAAGATTGCAGCATGTTCTAGGCTAAAATTTTTAGTAGAAGAAGATAAAATGGTTGTAAATAGCAGGGCGTTACTTAGTGAAATGAAGTCATTTATTGCTGCTGGTGTAAGCTTTAAAGCCAAGCCAGGACAACATGATGACCTTGTATCCGCAGCATTATTAGTAATTCGTATGAGTGAAATTCTTTCAGAATGGGATCCAACTGTGATGGATATGCTGAGTGTAAATGGTCAAGCTAACGAGGAATGGGACCCACCGTTACCTCTATATGTTTCATCTTATTTTGGATAAATAACTTATGGAAAATAATTTAGATAAAATTGCCAAAGATCTATATGGTAAAATACAAACACGCTTCCCAGATATTACAATCGGGGATGAAAACGCACAAGTATTAACTAAGAAAAGTGATATACCACGTGCTAGATTTTTTGAATTCGAATATAAAGAAGATGGTAACCCACTTGGGACAATTGCTATTACATTGGATGAAGAAGATGGGGTTGTTGTGCAAATCAGTGGAGAATTAAGTCAAGAAGTAAAAACTATGCACCAAAATGCATATGATTTTATTCGTTCATTTAGAAAGTTTGCAAAAACCAGATTACTAAACTTCGATGTACAAAACATTGGGAAAAGTAATTTAGATAAGCGTGATTATCAATTCCAAGCAAAACCAAAAATAACTAAAATAGAACTACCAAAGGAATCACCAATTATGGAAAATAAAATGTTTGGTACTAGCAGAATAAGCTACCAAAATTTAGGTGAGGCTCGTCTTATCGTTAAACATAGCCAACCAATTAATCCAAATGTAGCCGCTGGCCGATCAATGCATATAGAAAGCATTTATATTGAAAATGCTGATGGCGAACGATTCAAATATCCATATAAACATTTACATGGTGCTCGTGCATTGGCAGAACATATCAAACATGGTGGAAATCCATATGATGCAATCGGTAAACATATCACTGGATTAAGTGAAGAATTAAACCAACTAAAAAAATTTAAAAATTATGTTGGCCGTCAAGATCAAATTTTAGAATCAATGGGATCTATTACTAATCGTGTAATGGAACGTATTGAAGAAGTAAAAAAAGAATGCCAGCATTTACAACGTGCATCTTATTATGAACAATTTGCTGAATCATTTGAGGAATCTAAAGAACGTATGATTCCAGTAGAAATTAAAAATGATTGGATTGATAGATTAACCGTTCGTACATTTAATGAAGAATTGACTTCGGCCTTCCCATTCCTATATAAAATTATTGATGAAAGCGAATTACCAGTAATTGAGTTAGATGCTGATGCAGTGTTGGATGAGGCGTTTGGTAAAAAAGGTTTACAACAACAACTTAATAAAGCAGGATTCGGTGATACTGAATACTGGGAAAAAGGTAAAAAAGAAAAAGCAGAGCGCCATTCAAAAGCTGATGCAGAAATGGTACAACGTGATAAAGAATGGAAAGAAAAATTCGGGAAAAAAGACGAATCCTTAAATCCAGAATTGGCCCTAGAATCATTTTTAGAAAGCATAGTTAATGAAGATAGAAATGAACTATTTAGTCCGAATCCTGGTGCTAGAAACAGAGCCATTCAAAATTTGAATACCTTATTAGCTGCTGAATTGACGGGTGGTACACCAGGTGTACTATCATTAAAAGGCATAATTGATGATCCAGAGTTAACTGCTAGAATTCAAGTTCTTAACACTGATACCGAGATTCGTAAAGAAATTAAAGATTTCATTTTAGATAGAAATCCAAAATTGATACCATTGCTACCAGAATTGGAAAATGATAGCCCAGAAGAAATTGGTGGCGGGGAATTATCTCCACCAGCGGAATCACCTGCTCCAGAAGCATTGCCACCTACACCTGAGGCGGTCCCACCAGCTGGTGAAGTTCCACCTGCTCCAGAAGCAATACCACCTGCCCCTGGTACTATGCCATCTGCTCCAGGTGTTATACCACCACAAGGTCAACAACCTGCTCCTATCGCAGAAAGCGTTAATAGAAAAGCTAAAGTAATTGCTAAATTTATTAAAGTTAAAGAATCAGGCGCAACATTGGACACCCCTTTTTCAGAAGGAATGACATTGCGCGATGCTATCAGAGAATGCGGGTTAACACCAATGGAATGTGGCTACACTGAAGAAGAATCCAACACTAGTGAAAGTGGTATTCAACAACTTAAAGACGTTATTAGTGGATTTTGGAATGACACTGAAGATAACTTTACAATTGGTGGAACTAAAGCTAAAATAAAAGTAGCTAAAGCATTCAAAGATGGTGAATGTCCAAAAGCATCAGAGTCTGATTTGAAACATGTATTAATGTTAATTACCAGTAAAGACCCAAGTGAACCAGTCCATTCACCAGAACAAGCACATGTAATAAAATTATCGGGGGTGAAAGTAGATAACCGTGAGGGTAATCTATTAAATAACTTACAAGTAATGCAAGAGCAACCAATCGCAGAAGGCGAATTAGCTCTCATTAAAAGAAATGCAGGATTATTATAATGAAAAAAATTACGGAAAAACAATTAATTGAATCAACGAATTCATTACGTGAATACATTAAACTAGTTGAAGAACATACATGGATACAACCAGATGAGCCATCATTTGCCAATCAGTTGGGTCAATCAATTGGGGCTGGCGTTCGCGATACATATAACGCACTTGGTAATTTTGGTAGTGGACTATTGGGTAGAAAACCTGGACCAGACTGGAAAGATCCAGTAGATAATTCTCAACCAACTCCTCCTGCACCATCGCCAAATCAAAATGTGCAACCAAATATAACTAATGGCAGTCACAAAGAAGGTGATAGAAGCAAATCAAAAAGTGGTAAAGATATCATTTTTAAAAATGGAAAATGGGTGTACGTATAATGAAAGATTTTAGATATTTATTTGATGAAGAAACACGTAAAATAACGGAAGCAGATACTGGTTCATATACTAACAACTGGCAAGGATTGAAAGACACGGCTCAACGATTAAAGGCTAAGGGAAATACTAATAGTGGGCAAGTTGTACCACAAGATGATCTTCCAGATGTAACATCCCCTCCAGATCAAGTTGTACCACAAGATGATCTTCCAGATGTGACTATAGAACCTAGTCCAGCACCAGCACCTGCGCCAGCACCTGCACCTGCACCTGCGCCTGCACCTGCTGCGTTAACTTGGCCAAAAACCCGTGACGAAGTTATTGCGTTTCAAAAAACACATAAACAGCTTGATGGTAAAAATCTTAAACCGGATGGCTTAATTGGACCACAAACATTGCAAGCATTGGCTGCAGCCGGGCTACAACCACCTGCTGGATTTAAAATGGCGAATAAAAAACGTCCAGTTGCAAAAACCCAATCTCAACCTGCATTTTCACAAGCAAATCAAGCGGAATTTGATAATGATTCGCAGAACTATAAAGATGATATTGCTGCAATTCATAGCCAATTTAAACAACCAAGAGCACAGGCTGCTGCTCAATCAGCTGCCCCTATGCCAGGCATGGGTACTGGAATGGATGTTGCATCAAATATTCTTAATAATCAAGAATATGCATCATTACAAAAAAATCCAGCGATGCGGTCTGCTGCTTCTGTTGCAAATGAAGAAAAATTAAGTAAATCAGTGAACTCATTATGGGAAGCCATCGCGCGAGTTGATGAAGGTGGTTTATCTAATGCAATTAAAGCTGCAAAATCATTTAGTAGAGGATTGGTCAATAAAACTAACCCAAACTTAGCGCCCCAAGGTGGCAAATTTCAATCAACAACGCAACTTCAAAAAGATGCAAACAAGTTAGGCCGAGCTTTTAATAAAAATGCTGGTTCAGCCGCCACTGCTATTGCCGGTGGTGCAGCTGGTATGGTAGGTAACGATATTGATGACCCTACCAATCTTCCACCAAACGATTTACAAAAACCAGCTGGATATTATAGCGATGCGGCGGCCAATAATAGAATGGTAGGTGCAACAGCGGATGCTGCAAGAAATGCATTAGCGAGTGGTCCAACTACTACACCGGATATTCCGGCTGAAATTAAATATCAACCACCAGGTGAAGTTCATGCTAATCCGATTCAACAACCCGCTGGTGCGGCAGGACAAACTGGACAAGCAGAACCCGTAAAAGATCCAGGTATTGAAAAAATTCAACAAGATCTAAAAAATAAAGGGTATGATATTAAAGTTGATGGTATATTAGGACCGGAAACTGAACAAATGATCGCATATGATAAGCAATTTGGCGCTGATTACGCTGCTAAACAAAATGCAGAACTATCAGCACCGGTGTCAGAAAGTGTGACATTTGGACAAGAAATCTCATTAGCAAGACTAATCCAACTATCTCGATAGTTGAAAAAAAGTTTGACAACTCGGCCACTATGATGTATAATTGTTTCATAGTTGGCTGAGTGATCGAACAAATTTTTATCAAAATCAAGACAAAATTAAGCTTGACAAGATAAATAAGAGAGTGTATAATACATACACTAATCAAGTTAACCAGGAAGGTTAACACTTAGGCAAATACAACAAGTCCAATATAGGCATTTTAAAGGGAATTAAAAATATGGCAACTTTAGCAGAAATCCGCGCAAAACTAAAACAAACTGAACGTGGTTCAGACAATTCACAAAGATCAAACTTAGATAATTCTATCTACCCATTCTGGAATCTACAAGAAGGCAAAGAATCAGTAATCAGATTTTTACCAGACGGCGATCAAAACAATACCTTTTTCTGGGTTGAACGAGCAATGATTAAATTACCATTCGCTGGAATCAAAGGTGAACAAGAAAGCAGAAACGTAACAGTGCAAGTACCATGCGTTGAAATGTATAACGATGGATCAGTGTGCCCGATCTTATCAGAAGTAAGATCTTGGTATAAAGATGATTCTTTAAAAGAACTTGCTAGTACC